TGCAGCACCCATGCTAGTGGACCTTACATCGGACCTGGAAAAATCGAATCGGTCGATGAGTAAATCTCTAAACCATTGTTGGAGTTTTCTTCCTTTGGCTTTTGCACTTTGGGTTTTGATTTCCGTCTCCTGATATTCAAGAATTTGTTTAATCTAACCCTCTTGATCTTAGTGATCCAACCTTTAGGTATGTGCATCCGAGAGTTAGACTGATCGATAGAGTATGCAGCAGCGATAGTGATTGCTGTTTTATCTTCTGCTACGACAAACCCTATGCTGAGTACAGGGTGAATGTCAGTCTTGCCTAATGGTTCCCAGCCAGAATCCGACAACGCATCCCACCACTCTATGTAAGCTATTTCTGGGAAATCTTTGGTGTCCAAATCTGCCCAGCTTTTCTTCTTATCCATAGTAATTGCGCTCGTTCAGTTAATAACTCAAGGTTATCCTCATACGCCTTTAAGACGGCAGCGAATAATTGTCTCTCGTTATGACAATCTTCCAGAATCTTCTCGGCTTTCTTTGGACCAATACCATGTAATCCAGGTATGTTATCTACTCGATCACCGGTCAGAATCTGTGTATAAAAGTTCTTGATGGCTTCCTTCTCTGTAATGTAATAAAGATTGTCCTTGACAAAGTTGTAGTGCCATCCCCTCAACATATCAAGGTCTTTATCAAGCGACATAATGCAAAAAGCACCAGCCCTCATTTGATAAGCTGCTATGCCAATTGCATCATCCGCTTCTTCACCTTCAACTAACTCAAAACCCCACTTGTCGGTAAGGTAGTTACGCAGGGACTCATAGTGGGTTGGCTTTCTAGTTCCACTACGATTCCCTTTGTATTCTTGTTCGTTAGCTATCTTGTACCGGAAGTTGGATCTACCAGTGATGTAACCAGAGAAATCATCAACAAAAGTGGGGCGAAGGAGAGTTTCAATAAAATTCCCCATTCTGCTGAGTGCAAATCTTTCCTCATCGTCATCACTGGCAAACCCAATTCGATACACTAGGATATCGCCATCTATCAGTGCAGTTGCATTATTGAGAGATGGCTGACCCATTTACAACGCTTCCATTGCTGCCGAACCTTGAGCAGCATCCGGTGTGTACTCAATAAGATCAGTAACGGTGATAGCAGTAATACTTGCATTGACACCTTTATTAAACTTATTAATGTACGGTTTGATGACTGCGGTACACTTTGAGCCATTAGCAATCTTGATGTCGGTTAGTTGTTTCCCCGTATCGTCAAATGCCTTGATCTCATAGTTACTCTTAGGCGTGATGTAGAATCCTTTTCCATCTTTGTGATTCACATCTAACATGGCTTTCTCTTGTAACGCCCTAACTGCTTCTTCAGACAAGTTACAGATATCTAACTGATGCTTACCGGATAACTTATTTGGTGTATCCAAGAAAGCCCACATTACTTCACCTTTAATTTTTACTGGTTCTGGTTTTTTCATCTTAGTTCCTTTTTAGTGTGTAGCTGCCCAGTTCAGTCCTACTTTGAATTCACCGTCTAATGGGCAACGTAATCTTAGACGGATTCCAGCTTGACGGATGGATTGTACTGCTAAGAATCCAACCGTATCAGCATCCTCAGTTGTTGTCTCTATTTGCCACTCATCGTGAATATTGGCAACGAACCTAGCGTTTATTTTACCATTAATAATCTTTCGATGCAACAGTATTAGAGCCTGTTTCATAACTATTGCACCTGCACCTTGTAGTAGTGTATTCAATGCAGCGTGTTGTGATCGAACAATTAACCTTCTACCGTCCAGTCCAGGTAACCATTCCTTCTCAGCCAATCGATTTACCTTGTCCCTTAACTTCTGCAAAGCCGGTGTATTCGACAAGAAACTCTCAATGAGCTTTTTACCTTCTCTCTCGCCACCCCCGACAATAGCACCTATCTTAGCCGGTCCAGCACCATAAAGAAACGCATAGATAAACGTCTTAGCCTGATCTCTTTGCGTTAGTCCAGCAGCTTCCATGTTCTTAGTATGGATGTCACCTTCCAGTATCTCTTTGGTGTAGTTATCGTCATTCATATAGTGTGCCAACATCCGCAGTTCTAAACCACTGGCATCAGCACCAAGAAGTACATTACCGTCTTCTATTGTCCATACTGATCTACATTCCTCTCCGTATGGCGTACCAACTCTCGGAACTTGTGCCATATTAGGATTAGAGTGAGTCATTCGTCCCGTAATCGCTCCGTTGGTTCTGACCTGACCATGTACCCGTCCCCCTTCATCCACATTTTCAATCCATGATTTAACTTGAGCCACCCGTTTCTGAAGCAGTAGAAATCGCAAAAGACTAGCAGCTTCAGGTCGTTTAACAGTTTGTAATACTTTCTCGTCGACAATTATTGCTCCCTTTTCAGTAAATTTAGTTGGCTTCCAACCCAGTGCTACCAACCTCTCCGCGATTTGTTTACGGCTACCTGGATTAAATACCTCTACTTTATCCTTCAAACGCCGACCAGTTTTCTCGCTGAACCGTTCAGTAACAATAGGCTTGAAGATTTCCTGTAATTCATCCTCGATTGTTGATAACTCCAGTTGCCACGCTGACAACAAAGACATGGCTTTTGGTACGTCTAATTTGAATCCGTTTTCTTCTTGTTCTTTGACGATAGTAGCCACTTCATGCTCAAGATCAACGGACTCACCCCATTCCAATAGATCAGTCCTAAGACGGTTATATAGCTCCACAGTGATCTTAACGTCTTGGATACAATACTCCACCATATCCTCAGATAAACCATTAGCAAAGTCACTGAAGTCCCCTTTTTTTAGCCCTAACCTCACGCCCCATGCATCTAAACTGTGACCTTTTTCGATTACGGGGTTTAAGAGTCTTGACATGACTAAAGTATCTTTTACTTGGATTGATTCGGTATTCAAGTTCCACAGCTTCTTCAATACTGGTAAATCGAATCCAATGATGTTGTGTCCAATCAAAACACTTTGCTTTCCGATGTATTCCTGTAATCCGTTTGCTGATTTCCATACTTTAACCTCTCCTGAGTTAACGTCTTGAGTTACAGCACACCATATCTGTGTGGCTTTTAGATCGTCAGTTTCAATATCAATCGCTATTTCTCTCATAAAAACTTTTCCGTTCCGTAAGAAAATAACATATCTTTCTTTATTAAAAACGCTTTCTTTGATGCACTATCACCACGTCCAGTAAATTCAACATGGGTTAGTTTATTGTCAAAAACGCATCTAATAATATCTTTTGGCTTAATCCAAATAAACTTATCATCGTCGTGAAACACCCACCACTTAGCTTCTGTTGTCATTAGTGCGGATTGTTTACCGTTCATTTCAAACTCTACTACAATGTTTCCTGTCTTATTGCTCATTGGATCATACTTTACTTCTATTCCACAATCAGCTTCAGGAACCCAGATATCGTAACCTTTATAAGCATCAATCAAACTAGCACTACGATATTTAGTTTTAAGCATAGACAAAACCTTATGTTCTATCTTTGATCCTCTGTCTAAATCTGCATGAAAGTTAGTCACAGCGCATCCTCATCTAGTTTTTCTGTCATTCTGCCTGTCTCTCGATTATATAGCAAGTTACACGCCGGTCCAGTCATACCGCAGAACCGATTCTTCAGAACTCTGACTCTAGTTGTGTGTCGTTCGTCTTCATCGTCGGCTTGTCCATTACGTTCCAATCCAATAATCATGTTAGGAATCTGTCCTAGTGATTGACTACCACGCAACTGGTTCATTGATGTAACCGCACCTTCCTCGTGTCCTTTGCCTTCCGAACGTTTTAGATGCGACACAGCAAACAGACAGATACCTGTTTCTTGAACAAGTGTGCGCAACTTAGTCATTATCTCATCGAGACTTTTTCTCTCATCACCATGTTCTTGTGAACTGACAACAATTGATACATGATCTAGGAAAATGTATTTGCAGTCTAGTGCCTTTGCCATGTATTTGACACGATTGACAATACGCTCAACCTCGCTCGAACCAAAGTGATCGAACAGAAATAACCGTCCTGTTCCTAGTGTTGCGTCAAATGCTTCTTTAATTTCTTCGTCCGTTGCCTTTGTGTGTGGTAGATGTAGCAGTTTATTTGCCTTCAAAGACATTATTGAGCGTGCT